TTTAATCTTATTTGATCTGTAGTATCTCCAGGACCACCTCCGTTAGCTGAAGAGGGATTATTAACTTCTACTGAGTTAATTACATATTGACCTAATGTAGGATCTAATCCAGCATTAATAAATTTAATATTTGCTGTAGTAGATACAACATTTAATATTCCTGACGCTACATTAGATGTGACTCCTCCTCCTGTTAAATATCTAACTGTTAAAGTAGTATTTGAGGGAGCTATACCATATGTGTCTGTATATAAGAAATTAGTAGGAGAGAATGCTGTGTTAAGTAATGAACGTTTATATGGTAACCCTAAACCTACATTGTTTGGGTTAGGAATAATTTCTTCATCAACATTTTGTGTATTAGTGCCTGCTCCAAATTGTATTTGCATGGTTGTATTGTCTATAAACCTTGTAACAAATCTTCTAGGCTCTTTTCTTAATTGAAGTAGATATGGTGTTTCTCCACTATCTGTATATAAATTTGGATTATTTTGATTAGTATTTTTAATTGTATCATAAATCATCTCTTGAGCTAAGTATGGTACTTCATACCAAGTATTTCCATCACTATCAACAATATCTAATATCTTAACAATATTATTATCAACTATTTCAATTGTAGGATATCTTTCAACATTATTAAAACTAAATGTTGATGATTTAATTTCAGCTGAAATTGCTTTTCTTGTTTTCTTTAATAAGAAATATTCAACATTAGTTCCATTAAGTTGATATATACTAACTTGAGTAGGGTCTGTTGAACTTGAAAATGAGAAATCAATTGAATCCTGTACTAAAAATGGAGTATTTTGATTTAAAGATGTATTTACAACTGTATTTTCTAAAATTTGTAATGCATAATTATAATCGGGTTCATTTCCATTTGCTGGGATTTGTTGATAAAAATCTACATCTACAATAGCTACACTTGTGGCTTTAGGACGATATCCTAACATATAGGCTAAAGAATATATATTATTTTGTTGCCTAGTATATTGAATAAAATTTTCTTGTATTTGATTATCTAAGTAAAAAGATAAAACATCACCTACATAAGCAGACATTTCTAAAAACATAGTTCCTGGAGAGGAAGGAGAAAAGTCAGCATAAGTTGTAGGGAAATAAGTTTTAGCAAACTCTGTTAATGAATTTTTAAACTCATTAAAATCTTTATTTATATACTTGATATCTGTATTTTGAGCCATATTAAAGGGTTATATTGATAGTTGAAGTTGGGCTATTCATAAATGAATATGATATTTTTATATTCACAGTGTTAACATCATAATCTGGGGTAATATTTACCTCTTTAACATTAACATTAGGGAAATTAAGTTGAATTCCAGATGTTAATGATTTTTGTAAATCATTTAACCCTAAATTAATATCACTAGATTCTTGAGTTATATTTGAGAATAAATATCTTCTTAAATCACTACCATAATTTGGATTAAGGATTCTTTCTCCTTTATTAGTTAATGTCCAATTAATTAAATCAGAACGTATTTGTTCTGTTGTAGTGAAAGTTGGATTAAATACAGCGTCAGAGCCTGGTGTGCTACCTGCTCCTACAAATGGGAGTTTAACTCCAATTGCTAATTTATAATCCAGTTCTAATGGATCAGTATTTATTACTCTATAAGCCATTATTTACTCATTAGTCCCATTATTTGGTCTAAACCTACTTCGCCACCTGGTAAACTTGAGCCTTCACCCGCTGTGTTAATCGGGGGAGGAGTATAAGATGGTTGAGCGTGTGATGAGTTAGCGGTGATGGTAGCGTCAAATTCACCTCCAATCATACTTCTTAAATTACGTTTAAGATCATGAGGTACAGTAGAAGTAGCCATTACTGGTTGTGGGTTATATGCTGGAGCTCCAGTATATGTTTCTTGCACTACCGTTTTAGGTGATTTTACCGCTTCAAGTAAAATATCTTTTAATTCTTCTTGAATTGCTTCACGTACTGCTTCTTTAATTAATTTTTTTAGTCCGTCGATTTTCATATAATTATAAATATTTGATTATTCAGCTGTTAAATTAGGATTTGAATCTATTATAAATTTTAATTGAGAAATTAATACATTTGGGTCAGATGCAAATGAAGGTTCTGTTTTTAAAACAGGAACACCTTGAGTTGTCAACGCTTGGGCATAACGTTGAATATATTTACTTGTATTTTTCTCATTTACAACTACTTCCAATTTAAATCCTCTATAAATATTACCTTCAGGTGTTTGAGTTTGGGAAATTGTAGAGTTTGCTAAAGCATTAATTTCATTATTTATCTCTTCAAGATCCATGTTTTGGTCTTCAGCACATTGTTGTAACATCATATCTAATGAATTTAATAATTCAATCATTTTTCCCAAAAATATTCCAAATGAACCTACAGTTAAAGTTAATATACTTACAGTCACATTAGCTGCCCTTAAAAGATCTTGAAGTTTTTGTAAAGCATCTGAAGCTGTATTTTGTAATCCTACTGTCACTGGAGGTAATCCTAATGGGGGTACTCCTGTAGCTGGGTATGGTATAGCTTTAGCTAATTGAACTCCTATAGTTAACGCTGTGATTGCTATATTAGTTATACCAAGAGTCTTAGTTAAAATATTAATAATCTTATATATATTATTTAATTGTCTAACTATTGAGTTTCTTTTTCTAATTATATCACTTATTTTAGCAGATGAAGGACAATTTATCAATCGTTTCAACTGATCAGGAGTAATTGGATTTTTATTAGCTATGGCTTGAACAGCTGATGTTCCAAATGAAGCTAATAATGTTAAAACAAAAGGTATTAATGTTCTTTTAATATCTTCTTTTTTAGCATTTATTGTATTAGTTAATTTATCTTGAACTGATAATTGGGGTGAAAGTGTTTTTTTTAATTGTTCACTTTCTTTTTGATTTATATCACTATTAGTTTGCAATGTTGTTAAATTAACAACATCTGGGGTATCTGCTAATGTTATTCTAGGTATATTAAACTGATATCCATCCACATTTCCTGGTTGGGGAGTTAATGTTGATTCTTCTAGATTTGGGACATTTTCAGCCATGTTCAATTATTTGTCAATAAATATGTAAAATTCATGGAATTCTGTTTGGCTTTGGGAAAGAGTGATGTTATATTTAGATATAAATAAGAAATAATAATAAAGGTTATGAAAAAAGCAATTTTGATTTTTGGTTTGTTTGTAAATTCAGTTATTGGATTTTCACAAAATATTGATACTACAAAAACTGAGGTTTACACATTTCATGATATTGTAAATGAAGCGTTTGATCATGAAGTATATTATTATGAACTTTTTGTGGAAGTGGTGGCTGATTATGGGTGGGGTTTGGGAAATGCTTATAATTGTGGGATCACATGGGTTGGTATTGATAACTTTAATCTTACTTTTGATTATATTATTTATAATTATTATGAATTTGATGATAAAGGAAAAAAACACATTAAGACATTAAAAATGGGTCCAAGAGAAGCTGATGAGTATTTTAAATCAAAAAAAGTAACAACTAAGAATTAAAATTTTCTCCCATCAGGATAAGTCATATTTTCTTGTTTATCACAAATACAATAACTCCAAACAGATAAATCTTGTAATGGGGTACTACTAATTCCATTAGCTATATTAGGATTTAATTTTTGCTGTTCAGAATTTACTCTTAAATTATATTCAAGATTAGTAATATCTATAGTAGGAGTTCCAGGTTGTACTGATATTATTGCTACTCTGTCCATTCCATTAATCATTTTAGTAATGCTATTTCCAATTTCACCAAATGTTGATGTTGGTGTAATTTCAATGATTTGTTCTCCACGTTGTATATTAGGAAAAGATTTAGGAAATTTTTCTATTAACCCAATAACTGATGTAAATATTGTTTGATTATATAATATATCTGTTGATTTGTATATATTATTATAAGTAGATTTGGTCAAAGCTTTTGGATTAACAAAATAATATTTATTTAAAGTTTTTTTAAATCTTTCTATTATTTTATCTTTTTCTTCTGGAGTTAGAACTTTATAATCTAATTTCAGTCCAGGTCTTGTTTCATCTAAAAATTTTGTACTATTATTATTTTTAACATATAAAAATAAAAATATAAAAAATCCCCATACATCTAAAGGAAAAAATTTTTTATAATCTAATTCAGGAATAATTGGTAATTTTTCAAATAGGATTAAATTACCATTTTCATCTCTAGGTGTATAACTATTATTCACTGATGTAAAAACATTTTGAGTAGAAGGCTCAATACTGTAATAGGGTAAATAATAACCATTAAAACCAAATCTATCTGGAATTTGGAGGGCAGAAAATCTACAATACTTTGAACCCGGAGCTACATATGGGATTGTTTTATTTTCACCAGCTTTTTGAGCCACACTTACTGAAGTACATGTTGGGCGTATTGGGAGTGCTTTAATACTCACATATTGATATTGAGTATAATCAACATTTTTATTACCAGATTCTGGACCACTAATTATTAATTCTTCTTTTTTAATTTTACTATATTTGGTTTTAATATTTTGATCTTTAAAAAGATCTGTTAATATATGTTCATTTAAATATTGTACTCTTCTTTTAGCTAATTCTTTTTCTGGGAGAGGTTGACCTTTAGTAGGAGATGTTGATTCTTGATCAAAGTTAGGTATTCTTGATTCTGAGCCAGTGATAACTAAATCTAATGGGATTAATTTTTGTGAGCATATGTTTATAAGTTGACCTAACTCTATTAAGTTTAAATCAAAATTATCTTTTACTAGATCTGGGTCATTTTTAGATCCTAAACCTAAAGAATCAAAGAAATACTCACCTCCACGATATTGACTTTTTAATTCTAAAAATCCTCCCTCTTGGGCTGTAATTTGTAATTCTCCAGTTGTTATTACTCCTGTTGGTTGAGGATTTTCTATAGATCTTAATTCTTTATCTTCTTTAGTAATTATTAATTTACATTTTTTTGGGTCTAATTCAGTTGTAACTGTTATTGTGAATTCTCCTTTGTTATTAGTTTTTGATTTTGCTTTTTCAATATCACTCTCATAAAGAATAATATCAGCACTAACAACAAACCCATTTGAGTCTCTAACTACTCCACTAAATTTATTAGCCATAATTATACAGTTTTAACTTGTTTTGATAGTAAATTCTTTCCTTTAACTATATTATTAATATCTTTACTTAATGTTTTAGCAGTTTGAGCTATACTATATAATGACTCGATTGGTACATTATTATCTCCAACTTTAGCTGTGGCTAAAGAAAAAGCATCACCTAATGTGTTTAAAAAAACAGATATACCTGTTAATACATTGTTTAAATTATCTCCTAAAACTAATGGTTGAATTTGTGAACTAGCAACCCCAGCAGTAGAACCTAAATATACTTGAGGAGCTGATATAGATATTTGTTTACCTCCATCTATCCCAACCATGTCATTAGATGATAAGTGAATAGATTTTTCTAAACTTAAGATTATCGAATCATTTACAGCGTTAAGTACTAATCTACCTGAATTTAAAACTATCTGATTACCTGAGTATTGTGATGAATTTGTTGGAGTAGATGTTTGGGATTGTGCAAATGAGTCTACAATATTACTTTTAGTAAAAAAAGTTAACTTCTGAGTTGATGTTAAATATATTGATGATAATGTATTACTTGTATTTTCAACTTTAGGCACCCATGGTTCTCTAACAGTATCACTTTGTCCATTTCTAATAATTAGAATTGGATCTCCATTTTCTCCTATATTAGGATCAGACCATGTATTAGGTATAGCAGCATTTTTAACTGTTGAACCTAATCTAATAGAATTACCCCATCTGCCCTCATATATTATATCTCCTTCATATGGTAATAATGGATAGTTATTTGCTCCATTTGATTCATTAAATGTTTCACCTAAGTAAATATCAGTACTAGAATCAGTTATTTGTCTATATGAACCTGATTCTGTTGATATATAATCATCTTTAGTGTTATTTGGATCAATAAATTCTCTAGGGAGAGCATTATGAAATTGACTATTCCAAAGATTTGTAGGAGGTAAATAATATCTTGTTATAGCGTTAGGTTTAGTAGTAGCCTCATTGCTTGGTAAAACCATTAAATATGTTATTTCATTTATTAATGGAAATTGTTTTATATTTGGAAATAATGGATAAGCAGGAAGTGATGATGGGGTTGGAGGATAATCAGTGGGTGTGTTCACTGGTTCATAAAACACAGCACCTACACTATTCCATCCTCCAAATTCATCAAATCTAAGATGAGTATCATCTAAAATTATATCTAATACTCTAATGGGGATTACAAAATTACTTAAATTACCATCAATTAATCCTCTAGTAGCCCCAATACCTTGAGTTTGTTGGACACTGGTAGCTCCATTATTGCCTAGTATAGCCATTATTATTCTCCTTTAAATTTGTCTAACTCAGCTAATAATTGTGCTTTTTCTTCTTCAGAGATACCAAATCCACCATCACTATTAGATGAAGCATTATTAACCATACGTTGAACAATAGTAGCCATTTTAATTAATTGTTCATCATTTTTAACACTTATTTCTAAGTATTCTTTAATTAGAGGAACAATTAAAGTAGCATCACCTATTTCTTGAACAAGAGGTTTTAACTCTGCAATTAAAGCAGATATTTGTTTGTCTTTTTTCTTTTGGTTGTTATATATTTCTTCTAAAATATCAGAGAATTTTTTACCACCAAATACTATATTATCTAAACCTTCCATAATATTTATTTTCTATAAATATGGACATTAGAAATTTGTATGTCCGTTCTCTAAATAATAGTGATAATGCTGTTTAAATATATCATATAATCTATCGGCTATCTTAGTGATTTTAGGGGTTTTAGCGTCAATAATCTCACGAATGTATATATACAATGCTTTTTTATTAAAGATGTCTATACTCTCACGCTTGCGGAATAACTCTAAAATAGCATCTGCAATTTGTGAGTCTACTTTTTTAGGGAATAAAACATTAATATTCTCTGTACAATATTCTACATATCGATCTATAAAATATATTAATTTATCACTTTCAGAACCTTCATCTATTCTATATGAGAATGATTCATTGGATTCAATTTCACTAACAGGTGCTTTTTCAATCCGCTTTTTATAGTTTTTATTATTACTATTGATCAAGTAACGTTTAGCAATGGTTCCAAAGTATGAATATGCTTTAGCACCTTTACTTGGATCAAATAAATGTAGTTTAGTTAATAAGAATGTGATCACCTCATGTTGTAAATCTTCAATATTATCTACCTCTGTATAATAAAACTTAAAGGTATGGATAATATTTTCTGTTAATTTAAAAAATGGATAATGAATACGAGTTCTATATAATATGTCTCGTTCAGTTTGGTCTACTGTATTATTATATAGTACAATAGCATCCTCAGCATCTTGAGTAAAATATTGAGTATTCTTTTTTTCTTTCACCACGGTCATAGATTTTTTACTTTAAATTGATTTAAGGTACTCTGTATTTGTTTAATTTCTTCAAAGAAAAAACCTACCTCATCATCTGATTTAAATGACTCTTTATGGTCTACTTCTTTTAATTTTTTATCTGAGAATTCAATTATATCTGAAATTTTATTGAGATATGATAAATAAGATGCTAAAATTGTAGATTGATTGTTTATAGCGTCTTCTTGTTTTTCAAGTTTTCTAAGAAGATTAAAGGTCGTGTATCCTAAGATCACGACCATTAAACCTAATATTACTGTTAATATTATCATAAATTATCTAATAAATTCATTAAGCCTTCACTTTTAACTGAGCCTAATGCTTTAGTTTTAATTGTTGGCTTCTTTTCAGTTATCTTAAAATTATCTGTTTTCTTTTTAACTTCACCTTTTAATTTTGGGTTCCATTCTTTTTCAAACTCAATACGAGCAGCCATTAAGTCAGCCTGATGAATGATATAAATTAATGAGGTACGAGGTTTAGTTTCTGGTGACCAAGACATTAAGTAAGGCTTATTAGCATCATCATATAAACCATCATGCAATTTAATTGCTAACCACTCGTTTTTAGATATTAAGATATTATTAGAAAGTAATAAATGTAAACTACGATCTGGTACTGGCATGAATTCTAAACGATCATTGAATTTATAGTCTTCACCTAGTTTATCTCGTCTCCATTGGTCATCTTGAGGGATATATGCTTCATGATTCTCATCACCCATTTTACCTAGGTCATGGTTTAAAGCAGCAAATACTAATTCTTCTTTAGTGTAAGTAGAAGTATCTACTCCCATTTCAACCCAAACGTCATTTAATTTAAGAGCGCAATCAACTACTCGTAATACGTGATCTACATAACCACCTGGGAAGGCATTATGATATTCTTTCTTATGAGCCGCTGGCATTAACATAAGACGTTCTGAGTATTTAGAATAAAAATCAAGTAACTGTGAACGACGTGGTTCGCTGATATATGATTTAATTGTTTCTTCTAAATCCATCCAGTTTTGTTGGATTTGTTCTGCTGTTAACTTCATATTAGTTATTATATGCTTGAGGTTCGTTTTCAACAAATGAACGAGTTTGGTCTACTACTTCTCTCAGTATATCTAAAAGTTTAGTATAATCTTCAATTGGTTGTTGTGTTTTAACAACAAAGTTTAATTGATTTGCAATACCATCAATTTTATCTAATTGATGTAATACGTTGTTTCTGTTTTTCATAATTTATTATTTAAGTAGTACTATCCGTAACCCCGTGGCTACATCTGTTACCTTATCACGTTTTGTTTTCATAACGTTTTGATATTGTCTCAAAACCCGTAGTTATACGATAATAATAGGAGATGCGTAGGCCAAGCTATCTTTAAGAGAGGTTTACAATATCTGATATTGTTTTTAAAAATGCACACTTTTCATACTCTTCTATATCTTCATAATAATGAAGGCACATAGCTAATGCTTTAATAAAGTTATCATCAGCATATGCTCGTAGGATATCAACGTGAAATTCTTGGGTTAAATCGATTTTCTCAATATGATTATATGCCCGCCAATAAACCATATGAATACCGGCTTTTTCAAGTTTATCTACATCTAAATCGCCTTCAGTACTACGCATAAAATTAAATAGTTGTGTACTGAATGTTTCATAATTTAGAATTAATTTCTTAAATAAACCCATGTATATATAAGGATGTTCCGCTAACTGTTCATTAACAATTATAGGTTCATCCTCAGGCTCCTCAGAGTCAAATAATTTAAAGAATTTTTTTAAATCCATGTATATACATATATAGAAGAGGGAGAGGTGACAAATGTCACCCTTTGATAATTTGTTTTACACCTTTTGGCTTCAAATTATCTACCTCGTTTTTTAATCTAGATATTTCTTGTCTATGTTTTAAAACTTCAAAACCAAGATAAAAATCTAAAATTACATTAATTATTAAAATATAAATCATAGTGCGCCCTCCTGGGCTCGAACCAGGGACCTACTGATTATGAGTCAGTTGCTACTAACCTACTGAGCTAAGAGCGCAATTTCCCCACCTGAGATTATGGTGAGTAGTTGTATCGGTTTTCTATTTCTTAAAAACCTGCTGGGCATCCCCGTTAAAAACATCCAACACTACTGGGAGAGATTGTGTAAATCCCTTTATCCCACGATGTCCCACTCGCGCCGTAGACATTCTGCGGAATCATTCTTTAAGTCTTGATTCGAAGACTCTGAGTATCTCTTACTCATTGTACTCAGAGAAGGACTTGCACCTTCATGTCATTACTGACTCGAAACCTTAGCGTCTTCTATCGGACC